CATCATGCCTCGATGAAGTTGTCCAGGATCTTGGTTGAAGGTGGTGACATAAATTATGACCAGATCTATAAGTTTGGCGAAGCCATCTGTCTGGATCTACTGGAAGAGTTACAATATCCTAACGTATTTCATCGTGTCTGATCTTCATCATATATCTGGATATCCAAAGAAGAAACTGATCAGAAAACTCTTCGAGGAGTTCGGTATAGATGAAGAACTTATTGTGTTCAATGCAGACTATGGAATCAAACGAGCTGGATTCTTGTATCGCAGATTGTCAATGGTCGAGAGCATAAAAGAATGGATCGAATTTGCAGAAACTCATGGAGTCAAGTTCAAGTACACAAAATTCTATGGTCAGATACATTCGGTATGGTTTGAAAATAAATTGTAATTTTGTGAAATAGGTTTTAACACGAGCCAGGAGGGTACACTTTTTTTTCGTTATTCCTCAACCTCCCTCCTGGCTTTTAAACAAATAATATGAAAAAGTTTTTACTCGGTGCAGTCGGTGTGATATTGACTCCCATTCTTATTGCTATTTTTATCATGGACAGATTGATCATGTCATTTTTGTTTTGGTCTTCATTTGACAACCTAAACAAATGGCTGGAGAATCATGAAGGTATTCTGATAAGTACAATTAGAGTTATTGTTGTATTCGCAATATATTCTATACTAAATGTATGGCTATAATGGACACAGACATGAAAATAAAGCGATTTAAGACACTTTTATATTAAAGTGAATACATAATACCAAACAAACAAAAAGAATGCCTCAAACAGAAACAAACTCACAAAGCATACTGGATCAAATCATCGAGATATATGGTGAGGATCATGATCTTTACATCTTAGATGGATTCAATCAGTCGATCATTGGGATCGATGAAAACTCTGGAAGGATAATATATTCCACTGCAAAGATCATCGAGGAGATCATCGAAGAGTCAAAGAACTCAGAAGAGTTAACTTATGAGGAAGCATTCGAACATTTTGCGTTTAACATACAAGGCAATTCATGTGGAGACAAGACTCCCATCATTTGCTATGACATATTCTAAATTTACGACATGATTAAAAAAATACTATTATTGAAGAGACTATTGACCTGGCTACCAAGATTCATCAAGAAGAAAAGAAACATATCCAGATTCAAAGGTTTAGATCAGAAAGACCTCAAGATCTTAGGACTGGGATCAATGGTGCTGGAGGAGTATATCACATCCAGAAAGTTCAGAAGGCAGTTCAGAGACTCGGACATCACAAAATACATCAAAGGAATGATGATCGAATGGGGTGAAAACATACAAGATAAATAACGAAAACAATTAAAACCTATAAAAATGAAATTAAACAAAGTATATCACGAGAGCAATATGGAGACAATGTCAAGAATGGAAAATGACTTTGTTGATATTGTAGTCACATCTCCTCCTTACAATTTAGGCAAACGAGCATATGAGTCTGGTTTACAATATGATTCTTATGATGATAATTTGTCTTTAGACAATTACTTTAAACAAACAAAAACTTGGATCGATGAATTGTTGAGAATTACCAAATATCATGTCTTCTGGAATATTCAAGAAGTTTCTGGAAACAGAGGTATCATAAGTTTTATCATGAATGAATACAAAGACCAAATAAAAGAAGTGTTTATCTGGGCCAAAAGAAATCCAGCAAGTCATATAATTGATACGATGTGTGCTAATGGTTACGAATATATATTCTGTTTTTCGAAAGATGATCCAAAGTCAAAAAAGTTTAATTACTGCAATTTCTCAAATAGAAATGGAGATTATATGAAGAACATATTGATCAAACCATCAAACGCTGGTAATCAAGAGACAAAAGGTCATTCTTTCGCCTTTGGTGATTGGTTACCGAATTTTTTCATATACAACTTTAGCAAACCAAATGACATCGTCTATGATCCTTTTATGGGAACCGGTACGACTGCAAAATCTGCTCATACTTATAAAAGAAGATGGATCGGAAGTGAAATATCTGAAGAGTACATCAATTTAACCAATAAAAGAATGAAACCCTACCTTGATCAAACAACCTTGTTTTAATGAAACAGAGAGAAATAATATTGTGTAATTTGACATTATTAGAGGATAAAAATAAAATAATTCTAAAAAATGTAGTTTACAAAGAGTCAAATGGTTATTACAAGAATTACAGATTAGGAATAAAAAAACCGTTAAAAGTGATTGATGTTGAATGTATAAAATCTTTAGGATTTGAATCAATAAAAAAAGGATACTCCGAAGTTTCAAAATCTGACAATAAAAGAGATGACATCACTGGAGCGTATATGTAAACCAAACCAAACAAGATGAATAATCAAATATTTGACTACTACCGAGAACTACAAACAAAGTTAAAAGAAGCCAGAGAACTGCTGGAGGAACATGGATATCTTGTCAGTGTAAAGATATCAGACATTGACGATAAGACAGACGAAGAGATGTCTAAGATCGACAAGAAAGCAATCTTACAAGAGATCCAAGCTCTGGAATCAAAACTCACTGGAGATGTATCCAAAGACACAGAAACAACCAAAGAGATATACAAACTCAAAAGACTATACGAAAAGAATGAGTAGAGAGACATTCATCTTCATATATTTCACTTTGTCTGTTATGTTGTATCTTTACATAAAGAAATACAAATGAAACAACAATACCATAAAGAAGATCTGGAGAGACTAAGCCTGGAAGCAATCAAAGAACATAATCTGATCTTTGTTGATGACATAGCCACATATCTTCCATGCTCAAGGAGTACATTTTATAATCGTACTTTGCATAAATTGGACACTATAAAAGATGCCTTGATCGAGAATAGAGTTAAATTAAAAGTCTCATTGAGAAACAAATGGTTTCAATCAGACTCACCTCCATTACAGATCGCATTGATGAAACTTGTATCCACTGATGACGAAAGAAGATCAATGTCTACTTCATTCATGGAGACAAAACAAAAGCACAAGGTGGAAGACCTCAGAGAGTTCACAGATGAACAACTACTTGACATGATGAAAGATGAACAAGACGATCAAGAAGAGACAGATAATACTTGAACTAAGTAGACGAAAGTTTTGGATCTTCTGTCACCAGATGGATCATGAATTCTTTTCGGCCAGGCCATTCTTAAAGGATGTAGCAATTGCCTTCCAGAAGGTCGAGGAAGGATCACTCAAATCATTGTCTGTATCAATGCCTCCTCGTGCTGGTAAGTCTTACATCACATCATTGTTTTGTGCATGGACACTCGGAAGGAATCCATCGGAGTCGATCATGCGTAACACTTGCACTGCGACATTGTATCTGAAGTTCTCCTATGATGTCAGAGCCATCATCAAGAGTGATAAGTTCACAGAGATATTCCCAGAGATCAGACTATCTGATGATAAAAAGAATCTGCAAGGATGGAATCTCCAGCAGTCAAAACAAGTCGGATACTTCGGTGCTGGTGTAGGTGGAACGATCATCGGATTCGGTGCATCAAAGATAGGGATCACTGATGACCTTTACAGAGGGATCGAGGATGCGATGTCAGACACTACCAATGACAGAATCATCCAATGGAAACAAGCCACTCATGACTCACGATTTGAGTCTGGATGTTCACGAATAGACATAGGAACAAGATGGAGTCTGAAGGATGTCATAGGACAGAATACAGAGCAAGGTATATACCAGAAGAGTATAGTGATCCCAGCACTGAATGATCAAGGAGAATCTTTCTGTGATGAGGTCATGACCAGCCAGGAGTATCAAGCCAAAAAGAAACAGACTGCACCAGAGATCTGGAGTGCCGAGTATATGCAAGAGCCAGTGGATATTGGTGGCCGATTATTTGCAGACATGAAGTACATAGATCCAGAAGAGTACAAAGAGATCTCACAAGCCAAAGGAATCGAGGGATCAATCGCATACATTGATGTGGCCGATCAAGGTGCAGACTTTACGGCAATGGCCATCATCTCAGTGGTCGGTGGTCAGTTCTATCTGGTGGACTACATATACAATAGAGAGAACACAGACATCACAATACCACTGTGTGCTGGTATGCTTGAGAAGTACAAGGTTTCATATTGCCGAGTAGAATCAAACTCGATGGGAGCAATGTTCTCCAGACATCTCCAGAGGATCACGAGCTCAAAGATCCTTCAAGTCTCGAACACCACAAACAAAGACACCAGGATCATCATGCAATCGGCCTGGCTACAAAACATGGTCACCTATCTCAGAAAGGACACAAGAGACTGCAACCTATTCCTTGAGTCTGTCCTATCCTATTCGAAGGATGGTAAGAACAAGAATGACGATGCACCAGATTGTCTTGCTGGTCTGAGCATATTCACTCAATCGATGTTCAAGAAGATCTCACGATAGGCCACAAAAAAAGGGAGACTCTCGCCTCCCTCACACAACAAAAAAAGTTGTTAGTGTTTTTATCTGTTGAAAATATCTTTTCCGTTTGCAACTTCTAACTGAGTCTTACAAGTTCTGTAATACCAATAGTCCATATCATTTGTAAGGTCTAAAGTTTCTTGAAAAAGTTTACCATCTCTTTTCTTTGTTACGATAGCTACTTCTTTAGTATCTGAGAATAGTGGATTAATTACTTGCTTTGATAATTCTATTCTTACTATTGTTTCTGAGTTTGTCATAATATTCGTTTTTTTCGTTGTTGGTTACACCACAAATATAATAACTTTATTTTATTATAACCTAATTTAATTGCAATTATTTTATATTTTTTTTCTGTGATCTAAATGGTTAGAATCTCACCACTCAAAATGTTTAGAAAATAATCAGTATCTTTGTAGGATGAGAAAGTAATCCTACATAATGGCCAACAATTTTTTAAGCAACTTTTTCGGAACGAATCAGAACAATCAACTCGGTAGATTCATCAACCAAGTATCTGGAAGGTTACCGATAGCGAATCAGATCTGGGGAAAGAAGGAAGCAGTCTGGGTGGATACAAACAACGCATGGAGACTCTTCATTGAGATTCCAGAACTCAGAGCAGTGATCGACAAGAGAGCATCAATGATGGCCTCAAACATCCCATGTCTATACGATATGAATGGAGACAAGGTCGAGAGTCACTGGCTACTTGATCTGTTTAAAGATCCTAACGCAATGCAATCATGGTCAGATGTGATCTACTCACTATCAGTACAAGATGCATTGTACTCTAATGCTTTTGCATATTGTCCGAAGAGATCATTTGACATTCGCAATCTGATCGTTCCACTACCAGCAAACAAGATCGAGATCCAACTCTCTGGAAAGAAACTCCAGGCAATGGACTCAGAAGACATGATCACTCGATTCAAGTTTGATTACGATGATGACTCAAAAGAAAATATCGATTGGATGGATATGTTGTACCTCACCACTGATGATGGTATGAACTTGGTCAAGCCAATCTCCAGGATCGATTCATTGAAGTATCCATTGTCAAACATCAAAGCACAATACCACAAGCGTAATGTATTGCTTGAGAACATTGGATCAATTGGTATACTGACCACAAGCCAGAATGACATGGGTGGAGCAATACCAATGACACCAGAAGAGAAGAGACAGATCCAGCAAGACTGGTTCAAGAGATCTAAGGATGAACTGATCATCACTGAAAGCAATGTTGACTGGAAGCCGATGTCATATCCGACAAGAGATCTTATGCTATTCGAGGAACTGACTGCCGACAAGATGGCCATCATCGACACATATGGACTCAATGCAAATCTATTCAGTTCGGAACGTGGTGCGACATTCACCA